CAAACGTCACAGTCCCCGACCCGTACATGTCAACCTTCACATCACCCGCAGCGCCCACATACAACGCTCGGGTTGTGTCGGTGAGGTCCGATCCGTCGTTCGGTGTCACCGCGACAGCATGATGCGCCGGACCCCATTCTTCGTTGCGTAGATGCGCCCACACGTCAGTCATTATCGTCTCCTCGATCGGATACAGCTTCTCACGGCACGCCTGCAGTCACAAGGCACGGTCACGGCACTTCTCTCGTCACAAGAAAGTTGACGACATGCAGCATCCGGTCCTGATCGTCTCGTTCCAGCGGGAACGGTGATTGAACCGGATCAGCAAGCAGGTAGCGGGTCGTGCCGATCACTTCGTTGTCGATCAGGCACAGCGCCGTCCAGCATTCAGTGCACAACGCCTCAGAGGTTGCGTAGCTCGCTGCGCGAACAACGACCTGCAAACCGCGGGTCTCTACTGGTGGTGCCGAGTTCGTGCCGAACATGAGCTGCGGCGCAGTACCGCCCGTCTCATACACCGTGACGCACGTCGATGGCGTGTCCGGGCGGCGACCCAGAAACAGGTTCGTGCCGAGCGTCAACGATTCGGTCGGTGTAGACGCCGCTGCGAGATAGGTGCCGATGTCATCAAGGAACGCCATCACAGTGCCCGTTTCACGAGGTCAACAATGCGATCGTCGAGTTGTCGCCCGACGTCGCGTGCGGGCCGTTCGAGGTATTTAGCGGTCCGCCCCGGTGCGTGCCGGTACTCCATGTCCTCGTGCTGTACGAGCGCGTAGGGGGCTGCTGGGCCGCCGTAGCTGACCGTCGCTGTCAGGGTACGGGATGTAGCGTGCTCGATCCTCTGGCTACCTGAGAGAGCGCCTGTGTCGAACGGGACGAGTTCGTCGGCTTTGCCAGCGACCTCTAAAGCGATGTCGTTGACGGCGACCAGAACAGCCTGACGGGTAGCGGCGTCAGCAAGATCAACTTTGCGTCGCCATCCGCCAGCGTTCCACGTCATCCTCATCGCGATGACCGCCCGACGTAGATGATCTGCCCGACCTGACCGAGCGGATCGGCACCTGTCTCAACACCGACGATCGGGCGTACCGCTGAGATCGGCGCAGGCAACGTGATCTCATCGCCCGTATCGACAGCGATCGTCTGATGCGGGACGAACACCTTGTAGTCGACGAGAACGTCGCCGTTGATCCCGGCAGGCTGCTCCACTACCCGCTCGATGTAGCAGTCATAGGTGGTTGCAATGCCGGTGAAAGTGCGTTCGCCGTAACTGTTCGTCGTTGACGACGTGCGCACATCCACGGTTTGCGGCGTCATGTTGACCCGTAACGCCGTAGCGAACACTTCGGAGGATGCTGCGCCGGTCACAGTTCGAGATCGTTGTCGTCACCGGCGTTGGCCCGCGCCGGTCCCGCACCGTAGTCGTAGGTGTTCGCGAACTGGGCGGTCGTGAAGAACGGGTCGACGCGGTCGCTGTTCGCCCGGTCGATGTCTTTATCTGCGATCGAGATGCCGCCCGCATACGGCACAGGGACAAGGTTTTCGCGGCCTGCGAGCGTCCGTAGTTCTTCGGCTTGGAGCCGAGCGTTTTCGGCTTTCTGAAACAGATCGACGCGCATATCGCCGATCGCTTGATTTGCGAGGCGACTGAACTTCGATGCGATCGCGATCATCACGCGGTACGCCGCCGTGTACAGGTCGGTCGTTGCGGTATCAGACCCGGTGACTTGGTTGTTCGTCCACGCGATTTCTTCGTCGGTGACGAGCTGGTCGTTGATGTCGGTGTCGCCGACTAGAAACCTGATCGAGTCGCGTGCGGAGGATGCCGGATCACCGGAGTAGTTCCACGTCATGCGGTAAGCCTACGTCACAGCGTGCAGCGAGTCTGTAGATGGAACGCAACAGCCCACCCGGAAGGAGTCACCGGGTGGGCTGCTACGACTGGAGGAATCGTCGATGTTAGGCGACGCAGTTGGAGAAGAAGTAGCCGAGCGCGCTGGACACGACCTTCATGTCCCACGCCGACTGGATCTCCAAACGGTCCGCACGGAGGTGATCCATGCGGAACCGGCTGACCGACGTCGCGGTGCCGATGCCGCCGCTGTTGGCGAGACCGGTCCACGTGAAGTTGTACCCGGCGGACGGGGTCATCAGGCCAGCGGAGGCGGGACGGTATGCGAGGAGCATGTCCTTGTCGCCGATCTGGCTGTACGACGCGGTCGCGCCCTCGTTTGCGGTGTTCACGATCGAACCCATGACGTGGAGTTCGTCGAGGCCGAGCACACGGGCGATCAGGTCGGTGGTCATCGACTCCGACGTCGTGTACTTGTACCGGTCAACGATGTCGACGTGGTTCTTCAGGATCGAGAACACTGCGTACGAGCAGACGCCGACGTTCGGGCGGTAACCGGTGTTCGTCAGAACGGTGTTGATACCGGTCTGCACGTCACCGATCGGGTCCGACGAGGTCGCCGACCACAGGGTGGCGGGCGTGACATCGGTGTCCCAGATGCCGGTGCCGAAGTAGCTGGTCGCCCAGTCACGTTCCTGCCGGATCAGCATCTGCTGAGCAAGGTAGCGGGTGGCGTCCTGATCCATGTTGAGCGGCGCGTCAGCGTTCGCTCGGGTCTGGTCGCCGATGTCCTTGTGGAGCGCCCACACGTCGGCGGAGTAGGTCGCGGTCGACAAGCCGTAGCCGGACCCTGCCGATTCGGTGCCGTCGGCGCGGTACTGCACTTCGTCACGGAAGAAATCATCCTGCGTGTAGGTGAAGTACTTGTCGGACTGCTTCTGGACCGGAACCGACGGGAACACTTTGCCTGCGACGAAGTGATCGGCGTCCTGCATGAACGCCACGGAGATGCCGGTCAGGATTGCGTCGACATGGACGTCTGATTGAGTTGGCTGAGGCATCAGCTAGCCCTCCCGTTCGAGATGTTGATGAATGCGGTGACAGTGTCGCCAGCGGAACCGGCGGTGATCGCCTGACCGCAGGTGTACACGGTCGTTTCGGTGCCGACGGTCAACGGCTGTGCTTGCGCGTCGGCGGAGGTGCCGATCACGTCGCCAGCAGCGAGCGTCGCGTCAGCGACAACCTTCGACACGCCGAGGAGAAGAACCTCAGCGGACTTGCCGGAGGTCGGGTTGTTCTGCAACACGCCGATCGGGACGTCGGTGACACCGGAGCAGACGTTCACGGTCGTCGCGCTTGCGAGCTTGACGAAGTGATACTGCTTGCCGGACAGGTCAGCGGCGGCGGTCAACGTGCCGATGGACAGTGCTTGTGGTGACTCGTATGCCATGAGTCTCAGCCCTTCCCGCCGACGTATTCGGCGTACAGGTCGGGACGATCAGCGGCAACTGCTGCGATCGCCTGATGGATGTTGCTCGCCTTGCCCTCAGCGACGAGACCTTTGGCGAGCGTTTCGATCGTCGACAGGGCGTCGCCGTCGCCGGGCGTGTCGGTGCCGAGTTCCTTCGTCACGTCCGCCTCAGCGAACGCGATCTGGCAGGCATCGAACACGGCGGACACGGCTTCACGCTGGTCGTCGTTGAGCGAACGAAGGACAGGCACGAACTCGTCGTTCATGCCGGGGACCTGATCCCATTCGGCAACCTTTGCGGCGGCCTTCTCGACCTCGGCGGTTTCAGCGAGCGCGTCACGCTCGGCGGCAGCCTTCTCGAAGTGGGCGGTCATGTCGGTGAGTGCTTTCCGCAGATCGCCGAGTTCCTTCGCCAACGCTTCGTCAGCGACCGGAGCCTCAACGACCGGGGCAGCGTCGTGGGTTTCGTCCACGGGGTTCATCTCCTGGTCGGTGATTAGGTCTGCAAACGCGTCACTGATCGGGTCGTCGGCTTTCATCACCAGCCAACCCTCGACGAGAGAAGCGGGATGATCGACGCCGGACACCTCTTGAAGTTCGAGGTCTACGAGTTGATGCGCTTGCACGTCGGCAACTGTAGATGCCGCTTTTGCCGTTGTCTGTAGAGGACGTCTCTACGGCAACGGCGCGACCCATCCGTCAGCGAACCGATACTGATACGGGCTGTCTCGGGTGCCGTCCCCGAACCGCACCGGCGCTTGCTCGATCGATGGTCGCAGCCGTGTCTTGCAACGGCACGACGGGTGAGCGGGCGGGTTGCCTGCCCCACCCGGCCAGAAGAACTCGCCCGCGACCGGTACGGCAGTGCCGCCGAGCGGTGTGCAGATCGGGCACACATCGAACGGACCCGTGATCCATTCCTTCTGCGAATCCGGCGACGCTACCCCGGCAGCGATCATCGCGTCGTGCTGCGCCTGTATCCCTGCATTCTGAGCGACCGCGATTTCGGTGCGGGCGATCATGCGGGCACGCGCCCGCCGGAGCCGATCGCCGTGGCGTGCCATCTGCTTCTCAGCGACGTTCAGAACGCGTTGAGCGTCCGCTCCGTTGCGTGCAGCCCGATACCCGGCGGCGTTGCCGGAGCGTTGCACAGCGAGCGCCCAGCGGTCGTTGAGGCCGCGTGTATGCACTGCGACCCGCGAAGCGAGATCAGCGCCGGTCGGCGTGACCGGTGATACCTCCGATAGCGCGGTGTAGATCGTCGACGCGGTTTGCTGCGGGGTCAACCCGACAACGGTCCGCCCTGTTTGGAACGACTGCGTCACGGTGAACGAGCTTTGCACGATCACGTCGATCGAGTTGATCGTGACCCGCGACAAATCGGTCAAGATGCGTTGCGACTGGAACCGGGCGTGGATGCGTGCCGGGGCGTTCGGGTCGGTCACGTTGAACGATCGGATTGTTGGTTGCCACACGACCTCGTCGAGTGCTTTGCGCAGCTCCTGCGTTGAGCGCAGACGGACGTTCGATCCGAGTTGACGCAGCCGCCTGTTGACGTCTTTGCGTTGCTGGGCGGCGTCGTCCATTTCGCCAACCTGAAACGCTGCGAACAACGGGCGTTCGATCATCGTCGGGTCATCTTCGACGAGGTTCGTGATTCGGCGCGTCAACGCTGTCGGGCGGACACGGCCGTAGATGTAATCCTCGACGAGCGATGTCGGGATGGCGTCAGCGATGCGGTTGAGCGCAGCAGCCAGAGTGCGTTCCGAGCCGTACAGTTTGTCGCTGTCGGTCGGGCGGAACTCGGGGCGGTGGTTGTCGTGCCGCTGCTTCTCGACCAGCCGCACCCGGACGGTCATCTGCGAACGAACACTGATCCTTCGGGCGTCCCTGACGTGACGTCGAGGAAGATGCCGTCAGGGCAGTGGACGCCGTTCGGGCCGAACCAGATCGCGTCGTGGCCGCCGTTGGGTGGTTTGACGCCTGTAATGATCGGGCCGGTGTTGTCGGTGCCGTGGTGGATGTGGGCGTGAACGCTTGACTGGGTGTCGTCGGACACCTCGAAGCCGTACAGGACACCATCGTCTGCGGCGATGAGTTGACTGGTGCCGGTCAAAGGCACGATCTCGGTGGGCGTGTCATACGATCGGTGCGATGTCGCCATCAGTCCACCTCGGCGACTTCGTCGTTGGGTAGCCCGCCGATCTCCCGCAGATAATCGTCGAGCGTGTCGTCCGGCATCAACGCTCCGGCTGTCGCGAGGCGGGAAACGTAGTTGGAGATCGTGTCGAGGTCAGGTGCGCGTGGAGCGGTGTACGTGATCGTCGGAGCGAGCCGGGGATCGATGCCGTTGATTCGCATGAGGCGAGGGATCGCGTAGCTGTTCAGGACGTCTGCGATGTTTGCGAGGTACGCCGAAATCGAATCTTGGAACAGTTCGATCTTCGATACGGACAGTGCTTGCGCTCCGATCCGGTCGTGGCCGACAAGCAAGAAATCGGCGAGCATCGTCATCGCGATGCGGGTGTCGTAGCGTCCGATGATCTGGTTCGTGTCGAACTGGCGGCGACCGCCGGTCGACATGAGTTTGATGTCGTAGGCGAGGTTCCCGGTTTCAGGGTCGTAGGCGAGCGGGAACACCAGCCCTTCTTGCTCGTCACGGCGAATGTTGCGCACGATTTCTTTGATCGCATCGAGCGCTTGGGTTTCTGCTGCCGTCGCCGAGTTCGACAACAGTTGCGGCGGCACCAACGCAACCGGCATACCGGCAAGGTCTCGCTCGATGCCGATCGCCTCAATCTCGGTGATGCGCTTCTGGTAGTACCAAGAGACGTATGCGGATCGCAGGATCGAGCGTCCCTGCGGGTTGTTCATCCGGGTCGTGGTGCGAAACAGCAGGCACTTGTCGATCGGTAGGAGCGTGTTGGTGCCTTTCGACGGGTCCTGCTGGACAGCGCCCTCGATCCCGCCGTTGCTGTCGAGCCGCCATTCCGTGATCGTGTCTTGGGCACGCACCGGCAGTTTCCGCCACCCGATCCTGCCGTCATCAAACTTCGATGATGTGCCGTCGGCAGCGAGTCCTTGCCGTCGTTTGTACACGATCTCATGCAGCGAATAGCCGTACACAAGAAACCCGAGCACCGACGACACGAAATCTTCCCACGACGTCGACATGTCAGACATGCAAGAGGCAACAAACTCGGCTTCGTCGATCGCTGCTTGATCGTCGGAATCAGCGGGCTGAACCGTCCACTCCACTGACCGGAACAGCATCTCGATCGAAGCGAGCGTCGCGCCGATCACCGGATGGTTCTCCGCCATCTCCCGGTAGATCGCCATCCCTGAACGGCCCTGCAACTGCCGCAGGAAGTCCTCAGTGACCTGTCCGGCGTTCACCGACAACCCAGCGGAACCGACCTCAGCGAAATCCGTGGAGGTTGCCTTCTTCGTTTTGACCGGAGTCGTCCGGCTACCCGTCCTCTGCGCCACGGTCGGCAGCCTACTTGCTGGTGACGGTCGGGGATAGGGCTGCGTCGAATAGCGCCGATTGACTGTTGACCTCGTCGAGCCATCGCGCCAATCTCGCCAGATTGACGTCGGGACCGAAAACGAGAAACGTGCCGTCGGCGGAGTCGCACCCGATCCACTCGGCGTATCGCAAACGCTGGTGGCTGTTCACTCGCCCCATGTGCGCCCATACTCTACGGTGATTCGCTTCGGCAACGATCGATCGCACTTCCGACCCGAGCTTCCATTCCGTTGTGCCGCCGACGAAAACTGCGCCGATCGCATCCCACGGGACTGTGTCAACAGTTGCGCCGTCTTGCAAGACGATTGCCAGCGGAACCGGCCAGTCGTCTTTCGGGAACTCATCCCATCGGCGGAGAGTCGCTGCCCAATCACCGACGACATCCGGCACCGTGACGAACAATGCGTTCGGATGATTGGCAACAAGTTTCCGATACTTTGCCAATGTGAACGCATCAGGTTGAGAAAAACACCCGTTATCAATGATCGTTGAAATGTCGTCGGTGACCCGCAGACGATTACCTTGAGCGGGCGTAATAATCGCTCCCAAGTCATCACGAGTCGCCATTGCACAACGGATCGATTCAGTTGACGGATTTCCGAAGTAGATCAACTATCGCCTGGGACCATCACCGTGAACTCAGTCAGCGGCTGCTCGTATCGCTGGCGGGCCATAGCGACGAACGGGAGAGCAACAGCAACCATGATCGCCTTGCCGAAGATCTGTCCGGTGATGTAGTTGAGCGACCCGAACGCGAGCCACAGGAATACGATCGAGTCTGCGATCGACCCGACGACGTTCGACGCAGCGACAGCGATCGGCCAGTTGCGCTCTCGCAGCGGCGCGTACACGCCGAGATCGAACAGCTCGGCGAGCAAGAACGCTGCGCCTGATGCGACGGCGATCGACGTTACGCCTCCGGGGATCGAGACGGCGTCGCTCAGTAGCCACGAGAGACCGGCACCTGCGGCGATCGCGGGGACGACGACGCTAACTCCGCCGTACTCGTGGATGACGTCGCGCAGCCCGAACGTCAGACCAGCGAAGAACACTCCGGCTGGTGCGGTAAGACCGAGACCGATGCCGATCACGCCCCACGTTTCGAGCGCCCAGTTCGCGCCGATTATGGCGAGTAGGAAAGCGGCGATGCTGCCTGCGAGTTTCATGGTTCTCCTCCTGTGGTGGTGGGGTCCCAGCTTATCTACTCGCCGTGCGAAGTGAGCGACAGGTCTGCTTCGATGCGGCGTGCTTTGCCGCCGATCGAGTAGCCGCGCAACTGACCGGCTTTGACGAGTTCCCACGCCCACGATTCCCACACGACCCCCATGAACGGGGTCTCCGCTGGAAACTCGACTTTGCGAACATCCTCGCCGGGCAGCGACAACGACGTTTGGATCGGCATCGGCCACGTCAAGATCTCAACCATTTCACCGGCTGCTTTCTCGGAGTGTTGGAGGAAGATCGTGCGGTCACCCGACCGGACCCAATCCCAGATCGCTTTCTGCAACGTGTCCGAGTCGATGAACTCGCCGTGCCCGTCCAACCGACCGGGGACGTACACCGGGCCGAGGGTGTAGCGCTCCTCGGCTTTAGCGAACGGCACGACCTCATGAAGCGCAGCGAGTTTCGTTGTCGTGTCGCCGGTCGTGTACGGCGGAGCGAACCCGATCGCTTCGAGCCGGTGCTCAATGACGTGACGGGCGAGCATCACGTTGTCATCGTCGACGTTCTTGTGCGTCAGGTGATGAGCGGCGATCAACTGCTCGGCGGTCATGTCGTCAAGCGAACGAGAAAACGACTCAATCTGGGCGAGGCGTTCTTCTGCTGCTGCTTCTGTCGGGTAGCAACCGAACCGGCGTCCCCGATCTTCGGAGTAGACGCACCATTCGCCGTTCTCCTCAACGATGTCTTTGCGGAGGTCGTAGTCCATTTGCTTCTCCAATCGGTCACGGGTGCGTTCGGCCCATGTCATTGCGTTCATGCGGTCCGTGCCGAGCGAGCCGCCCCATAGCAGCCACGCGACCTGACCGGGGGTTGGGCGTTCCGTTTCGCCCCGGAGGTACTCGCCTGCTTTCGGCGAGTCGAGGTCGCCTCGATGTCGAGCGAACCACGCCGCCATCCGGGTCACCTTGTCCTCGGAGACGTTGCCGCCTGCCATCGCACGAGCCTCCCGGACCGTGGCGGGACGTAGACCGTCCCCGGCGTATTCGAGGAGGTCTAAGCCTCGGGACGCGTTAGCGGCAATGTAGGACGGGACAGCAACCACATCGTGATGCTAGTTCACTACACCGACCACGGCGACCGGCGGGTTGATTGAAACGGGACGACCGCTTCCGGTTCCCGAGCACCAACCATCAACTCTGTCAGCGCCCATACGAGCGCGTCGAGGCGGTCCGGCGACGGGCCGTCCGGTGTCCACGTACACAACTGATCTTCGAGATCAGGGAACGTCCCTGCGTGATGCACCCTGCCCTGCTCGTACAGGGCAGCGACGGGTTCGGCTCGGGTGCGTTTCCCTCGGGAGGCGTGAACCAGCTTCACGGGGACAGTGGCGTCGACGGTGCGAAGCGTGTGCGAGATCATGTCGCCGCCCTGATTCGCTTCGGCGACGATCCGATCGGCTTTATGGACGTGATGCGCGGTGACCGCGGCGGACGCCCATTCGGCGGGGCTGCCTTTCATCGACCGGTCCTCCAGAACATAGCCGTGGCCGCGGTCGTCAACTCCGGCGACGATGATGCCGGTCTCGTCAGAGTCGGCGTTGGCAGAAGCGGCAGGGTCGATCGCGACAACGATGCGGCGCAGATCAGGGACAGTGGTGGTGCGGGCGTCGTCGAGCATGTCCCGGTTCCACAACGCGCCGTCAGCATCCAACAACAGTTCTGCTTCTAGCTCTTGGCGTCCGAGACGGGTACCTTCGTATCGTTGCCGCATCTCGTCAAGGAACGCCGGAGACAGGTTCGCGGCGTTGTCATACGTGGAGCCTCGGGTCACGGCGCAATCTGCCCGTTCGACGAGGTTGCGGATCAGGCGTGTCGGGCGCGGCGTTGTGGTGGCGACTGCTCGGGGCCGGTCACCGATACGTAGCCCGAACATCAACTGGTCCCACGCCTCGGGGTAGCGCCATGCGGCGACCTCATCTGCCCAAGCGAGGTCGTGGTTGGGGCCGCGGAGCCGGTCGGGTTCGTCGGCCGAGTAGGTCGTGGCGATCGCTCCGTTGTGGAACGTGACCCGCCGCTTCGATGGTTCATATCGTGGGCGGTGTTCCACGGGAAACGCACGGAGCAAACCCGATTCGCCTTCGATCATCGTGTCTCGCACGTCCGCTGCGGTCGCCCCGACGAGTGCGATGCGTCCGACGTGGTTGCGCTCAACTTGCTGGCGGACCCACTCGGCACCGGAGCGAGTCTTGCCGAACCCTCGACCGGCGAGGATCAGCCAAATACGCCAATCACCGTCAGGAGCGAGCTGAGCGGGACGCGCCCACACCGACCAGTCGTACAGGATCGACCGGATGAAATGCGGGTCGTAGTCCTCCGCCCAGTCGATGCCTTCGGCGGCTCGGAGCCGTTCAACGACCGAACGTTGATCGGTCACGCTTCGAGTTTGCGCAGACGTTCTCGGAGAATCTCGCCGACATCGGTTCGCAGCGCTTCGCCGTTAGACCCCGAGACCTCGACCTGCCGGGGCGCGTCGAGTCCGAGCAGGTCCGAGCGTCTCTTCGAGACTCGCACTGCGGCGCTGACGAGCGTGGCGAACTCGTTGTCGCTGTCGGCGTCGCCGATACGAGCGAACGTACGCCGCCAGAGTTCTTCGAGTCGTAGATCTTCGAGATCACGATGCTCGTCGACGGTGTCTCGTCCCCAGCGTCGCAGCGCAGCGTCGTACGCTTCCTTTGCGCCGGAGCGAGATGCGTAGCCGAGCGTCTCAGCGATCTGGTCGAACGTCACCCCGGCTGTCCGTAGCTGCACGACTCGTCGATACCGGGTGGCTTGTTCGGGGGTGAGTGCTGGTGTCTGACCCTTGGGCATGTTCAGAGCATATGCGTTCAGAGTTCGAGGGGTGATTCATAGAGCCATCCGGCGAACTCGCCGACGCGTAGCCAGGGGGCGAATCCTGCGTTGCGTAGCCCTTCGGGGTTGATCGGTCTCTGTACGCCGGAGAGTGACAGTTCCTTCTCGGCTATCTCTGCCATCTCGATTCCGCCGAGGCGCTTCTGTTGCATCGTCCAGCGGTGGAGTGTTGAGCCGAGGTAGCCGTCGCTTGCTGGGAGTTTGTCGACGACGATGATCGCGCCTCCCGGCTGGCAGCGTTCGACGAGCGTGTCGAGGAAGCGTTGTCGGCGTGATGGTGCGATGAACATCAGAACGAGGAAGAGCGTGGCGACGTCGAAGCGCGGGAACTGGTCGCCGAGTCGTGAAGCGTCGCAGCAGAGGACTGTGCCGGGAGCGTCATACAGCGCTGCCATCTCTGATGAGGATTCGTAGGCCGTCACTTTGATGTTGCGTGCTTCGATTGTGTCGGCGAGTGAGCGTGGGATATTGCCTGTTGAGGTTCCGATGTCGATCAGTGTGCCGTTGTCTGGGAGGTAGGCGCGTGCGAGGTGAGCCACGCCGTGCGTAGCGAGGTCGTACCACGGGAGCGTTTCCCGTACGTGCTGGTCGAAGCGTCGTGCGACCTGCTCGTTCTCAAATGTCCAGTTGTCGGGAATCCATGTCATAGCCTGTCGAGTTTCTTGCGTATCTGCGTTGCGAGCGCTCGCATCATGAGTGGCGGAACGGATCTTCCGACTCGTTCCCACTGCTGGTTGTACGTCCCGACGAAGCGCGTGTCGACGGGGAACGATGCGAGGTTACATAGCTCGGTGATCGTGAGTCGAGTTAGCGTGTCGGTTCGCTTGGTAGTCGATTCGTATGCGGCCTGTACTGCTGCGACGGCGGCGGGCGCGTCGTGATCGGTTGTAGCGCGTCGTAGTCCCCACGAGCCGGTGCCCCACAGCGCGACGGTTGCGATGATCGTCGGACATGGCTTCGAGAGGTTGACGCGTTCGGCGTAGCGTCGGTCGCCGGAGGTCTTTGCGAAGTCGAGTTTGGCCCACGCCTCAATGACGTCGGGGAGCATGTCGCGCAACGGCCAAGGGCGGTGTGTTGGTTTCGGCCACTCGAACGTCGGGTCGAGATCTTTGCGCACGGCGACGATGAAGAGTCGTTTGCGTTGCTGCGGTACGCCGAGGCGTGCGGAGTCGAGCACGTTTGCTTCGACGTGGTAGCCCGCGTCACGGATCGCTCGCATGATGAGGTTGAAGTAGCCGCGTGACGGTCCCTCGATGAGTCCTGGCACGTTCTCGGCGATACACATGCGCGGCTGGAGTTCGGTCAGGAGTCGTGTCCACTCAAAGAACAGGTCGTCGACGACTTGCTGTTTGCCTGAGTACTTCTTCGCTTTGCCCCAGCCGTCGGGGCCGCGGCCGAGTACCGAGAACGCCGAGCACGGCGGCGAGCCTTCAAACAAGTCGAGTTCGCCTTGTTCGATCCCGACCGTGTTCAGGATGTCGTCGGCGGACAGTTCTCGAATGTCTCGCGGGTCGAGATACGTCGCCGGATGGTTGAGCCGGTAGCAGTCCTGCGCGGCTTCGATGAACTCCGAAGCGAACGTGACGTCGAAGCCTGCAAGCTCTAGCCCGAAGCACGATCCGCCGATGCCTGAGAATGTCGACACGGCGCGGTAGCCGTTCGTGGCTCGCTGCTGCTCGACGTCATCGAGCGTGTATGGCCGATACGGTTCAGAACTCGTAGCCACAGCGCGGGCACTCGTGTTCTGTTTCGAGCGACGTGATCGGGTCGCCGAACGAATCGCCGAGGCTCGTCTCCGAGTCGGCGATCAATTGGTCGACGTCGTCGCCGTTGAACGCCGTGCCGGTCAGATCGTCTTTCATTGCTAGCTCGACGAGCAGCGCGGTCAGTGCGGCGTCGTCGTAGGTTGCGAGGTCGCTCGTCCGGTTGTCGGCGAGGAGGATGCGGTGGGCGGTGTCGTCGTCGACATCAACCCAGTGCACCGGGACGCGGTCGAGGCCGCAGTGGATCGCAGCCTGCAGTCGGTGGTTGCCTGCTAAGACGTGGCCGGTGGAGATTTGTGCAACGAGGGTGCCGTACCAGCCGTTCGCTTCGATCGACTCGATGATCGCGCCGACGTCGCCCTGTCTCGGGTTGGATGGGTGCGGGACTAGTTCGGTGATTGGTGTTTGCCGTATGCCCGGTTTGTGCTCCATGCGCCCACATGATACTACCGAGCATTACCGTGGCGGTTGATGCGGCCCGATGTTGAATGGATGCAGCGAGGAGCGTGTCGCAGCGTCCCGCTGGATGTGTTCTACCCTGAGCAGCCTGATTTTGCTGAGGCTCGGACCGTGTGCCGTCGATGCCCGGTGCGCAACGAATGCCTTCAACATGCGCTTGACTGGCCGGAGGTGTTCGGCGTGTGGGGTGGGGCGTCGCCTGCTGAACGTGCCGAAATGATCAGGCAGCGGCGTTCTCGTCGTCCCTGAGGCGCTCGCAGCCCGCACACGCCCAGTCGTTCATTGTTGAGCGGCGGAGCGTTGTACGGGCGTTGAGGCGCGTCTGGCGGGAATGTCAGGCGATGTTCATCACCTGTTGCGGTTCGGGCGTGGCGCGAACGTACACGACGACCGGTTGACCATGTGGCCGGTCGATGACTGCTTCGGTGTGGAAACCTTCGAGCACGGGCACTCGGCCTTTGTTGGTCGGAGAACTGTGCCCGCGAATGATGTTCTTGAGCGACTCGGCCTCTTTGCCGGTGCATCCTTCAATGGCGAGCCACTGGTTCGGTGTTTCGTGCATCGCCTTGTAAACGCCGGACCATCGGCTTTGTGGTTGCGGGGTCGGGTTGATTTTCGCCGGTAGTTCGGTCGGTGTGATCGTGTAGTTGGTCATGCATTCCTCCGTGTTGTCGTGAGGCTTTCGCCTCGGGGGTCAGGTTAGTCGGCGGGCCTGTCGATCATGGGCATGATGTCCAGCAGGCTTCCGGGCCGAGGACGTATGGCAGGCGGGTAACCGTCAACCACACGAGCGCGAGGATCATGCCTACAGCAGCTACGTCGATCAGTCGGTCAATCATCATCGTTGTGCCTTTCAACGTTGGAGTGCGAGGGTGGTTTTGATTCGTCGTGCTTGCGTCGTTTCAACTCACGCTCGATGAGGTTCAATTTTCTTTGCGTCAAGTAAGCTTTGAGGCTGTCCTGATCGTTAGTGAAGTTTGTGATGTAGTCGAGTTCGGCTCGGAACCGGTTGCGATCTTCAACCAACCAATCGGTATGCCACGATTGCAATTCTCGCAAATACCAGCGATCAGCGGAGCGGAGGTCTTTAGTTCGTGCAGGTAGCTTCGGTTTGTATTGCCCGGATGCTGTCCGTTTACGTCGTTCCGTGTCAGCCTTTCGCTTGCGGCTCACAACAGCGCCTTTCGGTATTGAGGGCGGTAGTCAGTCATCAGCGCAGGCAAGACTTGCATGTGACTGGCATGTCTACGATGAGCGGGAAAGGCGAGTGGGGCCTTTGAGAGAAGTCTTGTCCGCATTGTGTCAGCCAAGCAACGCCGAGTCGTTGAGCGTGCACTTTGGCTTTCGGCGTGAATGCGATATTGCCGAGCCACGGTTGGTCGGCTAACGCATCGGCTGCTGCTTGAGCGATGTTTCCGCTGAACTGTCGCCTGAGAAAGAACGCAGCGATCTGGTCGTTCCAGTCGTGTGGCCGAATGTCGAACGCCCATCGTTGTGCGATCAGGACGTGCCAGTCACCTTCCCAGTCTTTGTACCGGAATCGAATCGTTGTCGAATCGGTCATTGTTGTGCCTGTCGGTATTGGCGGCGGTAGGCGGCTTCGGCTGCTCGGCACTTGTCGCACCGGCAGCGGTGTTTGACGTACTCGATGCGGGTGCCGTGCCGTGGTGCTCGTGGGCCGTGCACGCCGAGGCGACCGTTGCGGCTGCGCCACGACCAACACTTCGCTGTGTTCGCATCACAGCAGGGGATGCAGCGGCAACCGTGGTTGTGGTACCCGTTCGTGGTGCCGTGCCACGTCATCGGTTCTCCAGTTCATCGAGGATCTCGCCGATAGCTTGTTCAGTAAGCTCCGAGTCGAGTTTGATGCAAACAGCTGGATGGTGAAGCGCTATCAGCGTTTTCTCCAGCAGTGTTCGGCGGGCGTTCGCACTCCTAATGTTGGTTAGCACCAGAACCAGTTTGTCGAACGATGCTCTGCCCATGCCCTCGGTCGCTCGATGACACCGAGGGCACATGAGTCGAATGTTGTCGAGTTCGTCTGCTCCTCCGTCGACGAGAGCGTCAATGTGGCACCGCTGAAGTCTCGTATCGTGCTGTCCGCATAGGTGACAGAAGTCCTCCCATGCATCCCAGTAATCCGCTATTTGAGTACGACTGAAGTTCTTGCGGCTCATCCCCAGCGGCCCTCCTCGACCGCGCAGGTGCAGTCCTCGCAGAGCACGACGTCGTCCACTGACGGATGCGCCCAACAGTCAATCCAGACGAGCACCATGCGCAGGCCGTACGCACCCTCGTACTCTTCCTCGCTGTGACCGATCGACCGGTTGCACGCTGTGCAGGCATCGTGGTGGAAGCCTTGCGGGCGATCGTCGAACACGTCGACTGGTTCGTCGACTACGACCCAACCGTCCGTCGGCCACCACGCCGCGCAGACGAGGTCGAGATGGCGGCAGTGGTACTCGCAGTCGGCGTACTGCTCTGGTCCTTCACCCGGCGGATATGGACCCGGCTCAACAATCACGGCGTGAGACGGGTGAACGCTCATCACTGCGCTCCGATCATGCGAGGGCGAATGATCTCGCCGTGCGCACGGGCATCTTCGAGGTCGGCGAGCCAATGCTCGGCAAGCTCGACTCGGTTGATCTCGGGGATCACCCGCTCGCCGTCGAACGGGCAGAAGTCAAGGTACATCGCGTCGCTGCCGGACCGAAGGTCAAGCTGCATCCGGCTCATGAGATCGGCGACGAGCATCTCCCCGAGGATCGCCATCGCCCAGCCGCGGTCAACGCCGGTGGCGACGGTGCGCAGCGCGTCGTCGTACAGCGAGCGATCGTTGCTCAGCCAGAGGTTCGCGAGCCATGTCGCCCGGTTGCTCCAGCCCTCGTAGGTGATGTCGGTTTCCATGATGGTGTTCTCCTTGTTTGGTGGACGAGTGGTCCGTGCAATCGACCAGCTGGGGGTCGCCGGTCGATTGCCCGCACGACTCAGCCGAGGCCGGTTTCCAGTGCTTGCAGGAAACGCTTTGCAGCGCTGGCCTCGTTGTTGCACTGGCTGAAGCTGTCGGCTGCCTGCTTCGAGTAGCGGGCAGCGTCGTTGAGGTACATCTCGACGTTGTAGCCTTGCTCCATCATCTCAGCGGCTTCCTTGTTGCGGTCGGCTGCCCGGCGCAGGTGGAACTTGGCGTCGGCGAGCAAGGCTCCGGCTTCGGTGATGTGCGACTGGACGATCATGCGCATCGGCATGTTGACATTCAGCGAGTCGAGCCGCTGAGCCAGTTCGTCGAGCTGTTGCGGGATGGTTTGGGTGTTAGTTGTTGTTTCCATGCCCTCATTCAACTACATTTGACAATAGTTGTCAAGCGATTTGTTGAGGTGAAGGGTGGGCCGCGGGTGTTTCATGAGGTAACCAAGCGCGGAGGCAGCGCAACCCGTCCATCGGTTCTCCCGAGGCACCATGCCCGCGGCCCACACCCGCAGCCTACCTGACCTGAACCGATCTCGCTTCCGACGTAGTTTCAGCGAACTCGTCAGGGTCAAGTCCTCGATCCCGCAGCGCGCCGACCCGCCAGTAGCTGATCCCGGCGCATTCACGGATCGCACGGGTCACCGCTACCCACGACGGTTCGACCTCGCCGGTGTCGGCGTTCACGAGTCGTTCATCGAGCGCACGAGACACGACGTGCTTCGTCACCTCGTCGTGATCCCATTTGCGGTTCCGACGTTTCGCCACCTCAACGAGTCCAAACGCTGTCTCGGTTTTGCGGGACGGCGCGGCATCGTGGATTTCGTCGATCAAGAACCGTTCGTGATCTCGGAGCTGCTGGATGCGTTCGCGTGTTTCGAGCAGGTTCTCGACGAGTTGATCGAGGGTCAGGCCGTGCCCGATCTCGGCCTGCGGCTCGCTGTGGTCGTGTGGTTCGGTCATCATGCGGCTCCGTTGAACGGCAAGAACCGGAGCACCCACATCGACGGGTCCCACGCTTCGTCGTTGATGCCGACCTCGACGCCGCCGCCGTTGTGTGCCGAGTAGAACAGCAGGTGCGGCCAGTCGGCCGGGCCGGGTCCATCGTCGAGCGGCAAGATACCGATCCCCATTTCGGCGTGGACTGCGAGATGCAGGATCGAGTTGAGGAACACGAACCCGTGCATGTCGGTGAGCGGGATGCCGATGCTTCCGCAGTCGGCGATCGTTTCGGCAATCATCGCGCACAGCATCTCGAACGTGCACGGCATGAACGTCAGCATGTATCGCTTCAGTTGCGGTGCGGTCCCGTCGTCGTTGTTGAGGAACTCCTCGACGGTGAGCTGCGCGATGTCGGGCGGATGACCGCCGGTGTAGTTCCACATCATTCCGGGTCCATTTCGCTGCGAGTCATGACGGTTGGTTCTAGCATCTGAAACTCGTCGGCGATTGCGAACACCCACACCCCGGCTGGGTGACCGATCGACATGAAGCAGCCGTCGGGGCCGAACACCCAGTCGATGTAGCGTTCAACATCGAAGAACGGCAGCAGCATGTCGGAGAGTCCGTGTTCCCAGAGGGCACGGTCGTAGGCGAATCGGGTCAGGGTGGGCCACTCGCCGAGGTATTCGTTCTCGAACGATTCAGCAGCATCCTCCAACGTGTATTCGTGCATACGTGCCCACGCTTCCAGTGCGGGCCAGTCGTGCGATTCGATCCGGTCGAGCGCGTCCATCAGAACCCTCCTTCGGTGACGGGTTCATCGCCTTCAACGATGATGCCGTAGGCGCGTGCCTTCTGACGCCCCATCTCATAGTCGGCTTCGAGGAACTCGTTGACGAGCGTTTCGATCCGGCAGCCGAACGGTGTCTGTTCCCGCTGCTGATCTCGGTGGTGCCCGCGCAACGCTGCCTCGATCGTCAGCGCTTCGTCACGAGTCAGGTCAACGATGACCCGGTCGGGGTATGCGACAGCGATGTTCACGACGTCACCGCCTCAGCAGCGACCGCAGCGGCGATCGCTTCAGCAACCGGCAGATCGATGAACAACGACGTGTCGTCGCTCAAGTTGATCTCGACGTAAAGCTCGCCCGTGCTGGACCAGTCACGTTCACGGATCTTCACGTTGAGAGCGCTCGGATCGTCTGGGCCGTGGATGTGCATCGTCGTCGAGTAGAACGTGCGACGATCGCACTCGGTCGGTGCGAACGCTGTTGCGGCGAGGATCATCGCCGGATGCTGAACGTGAATGTTTTCGGTGATCGTGCCGTTTGCCAGTTGGCGATGTCCGACGTCGATTTTCGTGTTCGTCGGTTCGTGGTGGATACAGGTTTTCATGATGCCCTCCTGGGCGGTTGGTGATGGACTGAGTGGTCCGTGCACCCGACCGGCTGGGGGACGCCGGTCAGGTGCCCGCACGACTCAGCCGAAGCGGCGGTCGCGGGCGGCGTCGAGCATCGCACGCACCTCGGAGGTGCGGGTCGCTTTCACTGCCCACTCGGGGACCAGCCCGGTGAGGCACTGGGCGGGTCGCTGCGGCTGCGCCGGAGCGTCCGTCAGGTACGGGTGGTCAGCCGGGCAACCGGCTGCCTTCCACGCTTGGCGTGTGGCGAGAAACTCGTCGATGGTGGACATGGCGGTGACCTCCTCAGGTCGGTGGGCGGGTGCTTCCATGCCCCCATTCAACTACCTTTGACAATAGTTGTCAAGCGATTTCTTGGATGACGAGCCTCAGCCCTGAGTCTGCTGCTTTCTGCTGCGGCCAGAACCGCACCGACAACACATGCTTCGGCGTGTCATCCAGCCACACGCCCGCATCAACTAGCCCGTCAATCGCTGCTTTCACGACCGGCAGGCACGCCCCGACATCTTGCCGAGTGCGACCCGCCGTCAACGGCACCGCCTCGACGTGACACGCGCCGACGGTTCCGTTCGTCGGGAGTTTCGACGTCAACGCCAGCCATGCGAACGCTTCCCTCCATGCTTTCACGACTGATGATCGGGCCGACCAGTGCACGGTGCGTTCTTTGTTCACCGTCAGGATATCGTCGTAGTGGGTTAGGACCCAGCGTCTGCCGTTCGTAGCAGTCCAATCTCCGTCGCCTTCTTCGGGAATCGGTGGACCCATTCGTGACATGCTCGACATGTCGCTATCGTATTCGCTGGATCGAGGACGCTGCCGCCACGAGCACGAGTCAGCGGCTCGTGAAGATCGGTTGCCCAGCGGGTGCAGCCTGCCCATGTCGGGTCAGCCGTCCAGATCGTTTCACGAGCTTCGCAGTGCGGACGGTCGGCGAGTTGCTGACGGCGGAACTCGGCGCGGGCACGATCACGTTTCGCAGTCTTCGTCGATTTCTGTTTGAGCGGGGTGCGGCGTTTGAGCGGACCTGATCGTTTCACGTCATCGGTTCCCGGTTGATGAGCTGCGTCAATGCAGCGGTGGCGCATTGGGGGACGACGGCGTTGCCGAGTGCTTTCAGCGAGTCGTTCCGACGGGTCAGCGTGCCGGTGACCCAGTCGCTCGGATATCCCATCATCCATTCAACGAACGGAGGGT